GCCCCCGATAACACTATAATAGTAAGCAACGGTGACGACTACATTACAGTAGGAAATGAAATTAAAATAGAAGCTAAAGAAAGATAATATGGGTAAAAAGGATCCACGCGTATCAAGACCGCCTATTACAGATGAAGCAGGTGTTTTTCATTCTGGAGAAACAGGATTATACTCTGCGGTAAGCGAAGTTGTTATTGCTGACTTAATCTGCGAAGGCGAAATAGAAGGTATTGTTAGCGGAGAATATAGATTCCAAGGGCAAGAAGGCAATGTAGGATATGATGATTCAAAATTTACAGCTTATACAGCGCTAGATGAAAACGGTAACTGTAAAACTGACTTGGGCTTTTTACGCTCAGTTTACTGGAATGAAGTTCCTGTCGTTGATAAAGACGGCTTTTATAATTTTCAAGAAGTAAATTTAAACTGGGTTAAAGGCATACCCCAAGGAGAAATACCTTCCCTTAATGACAGTCTACCTAATCAAGCAAACTCTAAAGGTACTAATGATTTTGAGCTTTCTGTTTTTAGGTCTTTAGGAGACAGACTTTTTGGTCCTTCTATAGACCTCTCTACTCCAGAAAAAACGCCGGGGTATAGGTCTCCTAAATTAGTTGGAAATACTAATAACGATTTTAGCAAAGCTTATGGCTCAGAAGACTTTGGCGGAGGCGGCGAAGAAGAAGTTAATAATCCCCCAACTTTACTTGGAGAAATAGATAGAAATGCAAAAGTATACAATGTCTTAAATAAAGAGTGTGTCGCCGTACAAGTCAATATAAAGATTCCCAGATTGATGGAAACTCTTTTTGATGACCCTTACGATAACGCCATTGTTCCACCACAAGGTAAGGGTAGGCAGAGCTTTTTCGATAAAAAAGAAAAGCACCAGAGCGCACAGCTTACATTTGGCCAAGGTGATCAAAAAGCTAGAAAAATTAGATATCAAATATACACTAGGCCTATATACGATACAAGAAATATTATAACTAGCTCAGATACTGCAAAAACTCCCAGCGCAGAAGATTTATTTGTTCCATGGAAAAGTATTCCTGATGTGGACGACGTAATCTTCGGTAAAATAGAAGAACCGTATTTAAGAAGTGTTGAGATAGACTTTAGAAAAGGTATTTGGAAAAAAGAAAATCCAAGAGATAGTAAATTTTATAAATACTTTCAAGGCTGGGAAATTAAAATTATCCGCCTCACCCCTGACTCTGTTCATTCTTATCTTAAAAATGAATCTTTTGTAGATTCTATAGTAGAAATATACGACTCTGTAATTAGATATCCATACTGCAGTATGGTTTATTCTAAATTTAATGCAGAATTTTTCAGCAGACTGCCTAGCAGAGCTTATGAAACAAAATTACAAAAAGTAAAAATACCCAACACCTATGACCCTATACTAAGAACTTATACAGAACCTTTGGGGTATTGGGATGGTTGTTTTGAAGCTAGAAAAGAGTGGACAAATAACCCTGCGTGGTGTTTTTACGATTTAATTACCAATAACAGATACGGCTTAGGTGAGTATATAGATAGTGACATTGTTGACAAGTGGACACTGTATGAAATAGCTAAATATTGCGACGTGCTTGTTGCTGACGGTAAAGGTGGGCTTGAGCCTAGATTCACTCTTAATCATATTATCACATCTAGAGAAGAAGCTTATAAAGTTGTAAATGATTTAGCATCTGCGTTTAGAGCTATAGTTTATTTTGCTTTTGGCGGCATATATGTTTCTCAAGATAGACCAAAGCTGCCTATATATCTTTTTAATAACTCTAATGTTGAAGACGGTAACTTTGTATACTCTTCGTCGGCAAAACGAGCTAGGCATACGGTAGCTATTGTTAGATACAATGACAAAAATAATCTTTATCAACCTTCTATATGTTATACCGAAGACCAACTTGGTATACAAAGATATGGAATTAAAGAGATAGAGACTAGCGCCATAGGATGCACAAGCGAAGGCCAAGCAAAAAGATTTGGTGAGTGGATACTAAGAAGTGAAGTTTTGCAAACAGAAACTGTAGCATTTACAGCAGGCAACGAAGGTAACTACATCAGGCCCGGAGATGTTATTACAATATATGATGAGTTTAGAAATGACAGAAAGCTGGCA